ATTAATAAGTGTAAAACGTACACTTAATATTATTAACTTTGAAAAATGGAAAATTCAGCAGAAATAAAGGAAGTAAAAAATTTATTCAAAAGTCTCTTTTTAAACAGGAGAAACTTGTCAAGGGCGCAATTAAGTTTTTGTGAATCTGCACAGCATCAATTCAAAAAGAGTAAGCAATTGTCTGATAAACAAGTGAGTATTCTGAGAGAGATTAAAAAATTTCTTCCGGGACAAGATGCGAGGGTAGTAAGTAATTTTCAATAATAACGTCATGCCAACCATAAATTTAGGCAAACAGAAGCAGAGGGAGCGAACAGTTAACAAAGAGCTGTATCAGGACATTTATCAGGATCCTCGCTGGAGGAAACTCAGGGCTGCAAAACTTGCCGAAAATCCTTTATGTGAGATCTGTGAGAAAAAGGGCAAAACGGTATTAACCCAGGAAGTACATCATATAAGACCTTTCCAGACCGGGACCACGCCTGAAGAAATTGAGATCCTTGCTTTTGACTGGGATAACTTGCAATCTTTATGCGTTGAATGTCATAAGAAAGAAGATCAGGAAATAAGACAATTTATGAGAGAGGGGGTACGCGAAATCATATACTCTCATTTTCAACCAAAAAATCCCATCCAAAATCACGCTCCCCTCTCTTTATCTAATATTAAATAGCAGATTATGAGAATTTTATATAAAGTACCCGAAGAGTTTCACCCTAAAGCAAAGAAATTTATGACTGACTTAGTCCGGCAACTTAACAAGGATGATCTTATAATCAAACTTGATACAGGCGCACTGATCCTGCTGGGTAACGCATATAATAAATATTTTGAGGCTCAGGATATACTCTTACGAGAAGGATATATGCTAAATGACAAAAAGGGGAGTGTTAAGCCGCATCCGGCCTTAAAGATCTGTCATGAATCGCAAGTTGAGGTCATGAAGCTCCTTATTGAATTCGGACTCACGCCAAAACGCAGGAAAAAGGTTGTTCTGGTTCCGAAAGTGGATGAGGCACCGATTGAAAAATTTATCAATAATCACCGCGAAGTGCGTTAATGGGAACTGTTCTCAAATATTGTGATGACATTCTTACCCTTTTAAAGGTCAGGATCCCGAGCGGGATCCATGTAAGAGGTGCTGTAATACGCTTCAAGCAGGATCTCCGGAGGTCTGATCTTGAATTCCGGCCTAAAGCGGTGCAGAAAGTCATTGATTTTATTTGCCATCTGAAGCACTTCACCGGGGAGTTTGACGGCAAATCTTTCATATTGCAGCCATGGCAGGTTTTCATAATTGCAAACTTGTACGGTTTTTACTGGAAAGATACCGGGAAACGCCGGTTTCAGACTGCTTATATCGAACTGGGGCGTAAAAATGGCAAGACCGCATTCTCAGCAGCTCTGAGCCTTTATCATTTGGTAGCAGATGGCGAGGCAGCTGCAGAGGTACTTATTGCAGCCAATAGCAAAGACCAGGCGAAGGTCTGTTTTAATACGGTCCGGGGATTTGCAAAATCCTTTGATCCTTCGGAAAAGTACCTTAAGAAATTCAGGGCCGATGTTATTTACCCGTCGACAAATTCTTTCATAAAGTGTCTGGCCAGCGATAGCAATAAACTCGATGGTTATAATTGCAGCCTTGGCATAGTTGACGAATATCACTCAGCGCCAAATTCCCTGGTAAGGGATGTACTCCGCAGCTCCCAGGGAATGCGCAGTCAACCATTATTGATAACAATAACAACAGCCGGTTTCGACAAATCCCTTCCATGTTATGAGCTCCGAACCGTTGCAACGGAGATTATATCCGGTATAAAACAGGATGACAGCTTTTTTGCTATCATCTATTGCATGGACCTGGAGGATGACTGGAAGGATGAAAAAAACTGGATAAAGTCTAATCCGAATCTGGATGTCACTATAAGTAAGGATTTTCTCAGGAAACAGGTCTTGCAGGCTGTCAATAATCCAGCTGATGAGGTCGGTGTCAAGACCAAGAACCTTAATATCTGGTGCGACACAGCCACGGTCTGGATCCCGGATGAATATATTTTGAAGGCAACTAAAAAGATTAAAAAAAGTGATTTCAAGGATATGGATTGCTATGTCGGCGTTGACTTATCAAGCAACCGTGACCTGACAGCTGTGGCTTACATGTTTTTCAGGGATGAAAAATACTATTTCTTCATTGATTATTACCTGCCTCATGACAGCCTCAAAGAACGTCCTGACAAAGAACTCTATTTTGACTGGCATAATCACAAATATCTTAAAAGCACTGCAGGAAATGTTGTCGATTACGATTATATCCTGAAAGATCTCCTGGAAGTTTACCAGAATACGAATATCATAAAGATTTACTACGATAAATGGAATGCTTTGGGCTGGGTAGTGAAATCAACGGACGAAGGGTTGCCCCTGGAACCATTCAGTCAGGCCATTGGAAATTTCAATGCCTGCACAAAGGAATTTGAACGTCTGATATTAAGCGGTCAGGTTGTTTTGGATGATAATCCAATTACCCGATATTGCCTCCGTTGCGTCGAGCTCAGATATGATTTCACTGGCAATTGCAAACCGTCAAAAGCAAATGAAAAAAAGAAGATTGATGGGGTTATTGCTATGCTTCAAGCACTTGCGTCTTATATGGAAAATTCAAGTAATGTTGGGACTGGAATTTATTAAAATTTAAAATATGGAAAATTCAGGAATTTACATTGCAAAATCTGTTCATGAGCCGGAGAAAACTTTTATTTTCTCCGCTGTTGATAAGGATCTCTGCTGGAACAGGCATCTTGAGAGTTTAATGGCAGGGAAACATTTCGTAAAAAAGCTCCAGGATCATGTTAAAAAGGATCCTGACGATGAGTTTATTGTTGAATTGCTCTGGCCCTGCCAGAAAGCTGATTTTGTAAGATTTCAAAATCATTTCATTAAGAGGCTCAAACCCTTTTTCAATCCAAAACACAAATGAAGGTAACAGATATATTTACAATCTTCCGGAAAAAGGAGAAACGGGCAATATATGAAGCCCCTGTTGATTCCGTGGGTCTTCCATACAGTTCAACGCTGGCCAGCCCCCTGAGTCTTCAGACTTCAATGCAGCTTTCGGCTGTTTACAGGTGTGTTGAAGTTATCAGTGATTCGATGGCTTCACAACCCTGGGAGATCCTTGAATATGACAGCAAACAGGGCTGGATCCCAAACCCATTCCATAATTCTTTTTACCTCCTTAACAGCGAACCGGCACCTTATATCAGCAGATACACTTTCATGAAAACCCTCATGGCCAAAGTGTTGCTTGAAGGTAATGGCTACGCTATAATAAGAAGAGACAACCGCGGTGATCCTATAAGGCTGGATCTGGTGGGCGGACTTGTAACAATGTTCAAAAGAGCAAACGGATCAATTTATTACCTGGTTGATCACCCTAATTATGAGCCGATTAAGACTGAATACGTGGAAGGTTATGATATGATCCATATCCTGAATTTCTCATATAATGGTTATCTGGGAGTGAGCACTCTTACTCATGCTGTCAATAGCATGGGTCTTGCATCAGTTGCCGAAGCTACAGCTAAAGGCTTTTATAGTAGTGGTGCTAATATGTCAGGGATTCTTCAAACTGCAGGCAAGGTGACGAAGGAAAAAGCTACAACTATCAAAGCTTCCTGGGCTGAAGCATTTTCACAGACCACAGGAACACCCGGAGGAATCGCTGTCATTGAATCAGGACTTGAATTCACACCCGTAACGGTTGCCCCGAAAGATGCGCAAATGCTTGAAGCCAGACAATTCAGTGTCCTGGAAATTTGCCGTTTTTTTGGCTGTCCGCCTCCGAAAGTATTCGATCAGGCAGGCCTCACTTACTCAAATGTTGAAGCATATCAACTCGGATTCATAACAGACACTATTTCCCCGCTGGATGCAAAAGTTGAAAATGAATTCAACCGGAAATTATTCAGGCCTTCCATGCGCGCCCGCACACAACTGAACCTTAATATTAACGAACTCCTGAGAGCAAATCTTGACGCTAAGGCAAACTATGTTTCGAAAATGTTTCAATGCGGGGGTTATAATGTGAATGAAGTCCGGAAGGAATGCAGGAACCCATTATCGTCTGATCCAAATGCAGATAAACCTATGATCCAGGTTAACATGATACCGGTTGATAAGATCGGCCAGAAACAACCAAAAATTGATAATAAAGTTAAAACTACTGTGGAGGAATAGAATATGACAGAAAAGAAAGAAAAATCACCAATGAGCAAATCCAACTTTTTTGAATCACAACTTAATGATTTTGATACAGTCACAAACAATACAGCAGGTGAAGGTATTCCACCAACATTGGAAGTTGAGAAACAGAAATCAAAAAAAGAGAAACAAACATTCACCAAAGAACAGGTGACTGAACTTCTTAAAAAGCAAATCACAGCATGTGCCAATTCAATTCAGGTCAGCAATCAAATTGAATATAATGCGAAGAGAAAAATAATG